GACTCTGTAGTATAAATCTCAGCATGCTGATTTTCATACCTTTTATATTCCAGGCCGAATAGTGCATTCAATCCTGGCTCTAGTTCTTTAACTAGTTGTGATCGTGATATAGCCATAATTTATCTCCTATTCTCCTATTACGATTGTAGTTCAATTAAGTTAGCAACTACTACTACAGATCTGAAAGCCGCATTTTCATCGTTTTCAGGATCTTCAGCAGATCTTAGTAATCTCCAAGATGCTGCGTCTGCAGATGTATCTCCGATATCTAGAGTCGCTGTAGACCTACCAGTGGAATCATTTCCAGCTGTTGTGTTCATGTCATAAGTTTCTAGATAACCAGCTTGCGCTAATACATCGTCTGTTGCTACTACATATTGTTGTTGTGGGTTATCGAATACAAAAGCGTCGATGTCTTCTGAGTTCGCTGGTGTAATCGGTGTTTTATAGAAGTTCGAAAACGTCGGCTTTAAAGTTGTAGCCGCGTTGTAGAAGATTCCGTTTAATACACCAAGAATCGGAGTATCAGTTCCCTGACCTTCGACAATGTACCCAGCACTAGAAGCAACCGCACCACCATTGTATATAGTAGTACCATAACCCGCATCGATTTTGTATTTGCCCTGACCAGAAGTCGCTGGTGTTGAACCAAGCGTTCCTGCAGGAATCAAACCAAAACCTTGTGTGTTTCTATTTGCCATAGTTGTTCTCCTTATGCATCTGTCTCAAGAGACAGATACGGTTTAATTTAAATCAGTGATCCAGAAATAGTTAAAAAATTATTTCTTAGTACCACCGAAGGTTACACGAGATTGCCTATCAACATTGATTGGCATCCTCTGGTCTTGCTCCTTTAATAAATCGTTTCTTACGGCTTCGTCTCGCTGTTTATGACGATCAGTCATATAAGCTTGTCTTTGCTTCGCGATCTCTTCAGGTACCTTCGCAAGTAGAAGGCCTCCAACCCCAACGACTCCCTTGTATTTGCCGTCTTCGACAACTGGATAGTCAGATGCGTTTTCGATTTCTTCAGAACGAACTAATTCGTATCCTTCTCTTAATCTTCCAGATACGTTTTTAGTGTCTTGAAATCCAACGCTCTCTGCTCTTATCCATCTGTACCTGAAACCATCAGGTGCAGGGGGTGCATCTAGAGCTGACGGATGGACCCAAACTTTTGGTCTTTCAGTTTTAGACCTAGTTTGACTCGCACGAGAAGTTTTTGTGTTATCATTTTCCATACGCTTATGCCTCCTTCGTGGTTTTTAGTTGTTTTGCGTACTCTTCGAGTGGCACTCCTAATTTTTTAGCTATTGCTACTTGAGAAGAAGTGAGTCTCACAGTTTTGCGTCCAGGTTTTACGCTTCTTTGAGCAGATGCAACCGTTTGCACGGGAGTAGACGATTTCTCTTCTGTTGTTTTACCAAATTTAGAAGGAAAGTCAATTCTCATTCTCTTATCAATTTCTTGATAATATTCGTCAGAACGAGTGTCATAACCTTCATTTTCCAAATCCTTATGGTGTTCAATAGCGGTATTTGTCATAGCTCTATTTGAACCAAACCATGTGTTTTTAGAAGCCCATGATTCTGCTTTTGGATCTGGTGTTGGTAATTCTTCAGATAAAGTCTGTTGAATTTGTCCACTTTCAAAGTTAGAAACAGGTTTCTCGTCTTTAACCTGTTCTCTGCTTTGTTTTACTTGTTGTAGTCTAGCGTTTTCAAAGGTTAGTTCAGCTATCCTTTTATTCGCCGCAATCTGAGCTTTAGCATCTTGATTTTCAATAGCCGCTGCAAGTTCTCGCTCTGCAGATTCTAATCCAGTCGTAATGTTTTTCTCAAATTTATTTATGTAATCTAAATCTGTTTTTTGAAAACGAGACTCCATCTCTTTTCTTTTTTCTTCAATAGATTTAGCATACTCTATAGCAGCTTGTTCTCTTCTCTCTGCTTCCCTCATCTTACGAGTAAGTTTTGCAATTCGAGATTGAACACCTCTACTATATTCTTCTAATTTTTCGTCTTCCTTTTTTATTTCTTCTTTTTTATTTTCTTCGTTAGACTGAACACCCAACTGCTCACTAGATTCCTCATATGTGTTATTGGACTCAGTACTGTTTTCAACTGTTTCATTTTCTACCTCGATATTATTCTCGTCTTGTTGTTTATCCTCCTGCAGATCAATTTCTGCACCAGGGCCCGATGTATCTATATCAACAGTTTTATTTTCTTCTGGCATAGCGTCTCCTTCCTATGTTTTTAGAACTCATGCAAGATGTCCTCTGGACTATCAATTGTTGCTAAAACTTCATCGTCGTTTAGCAGACGAATCTCTCCACCATCTATTTTGATTCGTGATCCTGCATACCTTGCAAACATCACCCAATCATTGACCTTGCACCATGGACCATCGGGATACCTCTCCTTATCCTTATAACAATCTGGACCCATAGCTAATACTAAACCACACTGTGATGCAACTTGTTGCTTCTCTAATGTAGTTTCGGACAATACGATTCCGCCTTTAGTTTTTTCCTTCATCTTAAAAGGTAAAACTAAAAGTCTCCAACCTGTCGGTTTTGGAATTTTTGCTTTATCTGATTCTTCTTTTTTATCTTCTGTTTTTTTAACCCCAACTAATTCATTGTCAGGCATTATTATTTTTTGACTTGATGTCGATGACTGTTCCTTTAGTTTCATTTTGCTCCTTATCGTCTAGCAGGTTAGAGATTTCCTGTTTAGTTGCCTCTAGGGCGTTTATTTGACCTATTATATACTTGTAATTCTCCATACTGTCAACCCCACCAGAAGTGACGTTAATAGACAAAGAATCGATTCTTTCGTTTAAAAATTTGATTAATCTTCTAAGAACTGTTTCTAATTGCATTTAGCATTTCCATCTTCTACGAGCCTGTCTTAGTCTTGAATTGGGATCAGCTGCAGCCTTTGGAAATTGTTTCATTTGACCTGCACTTCTTGCACAGTACGACTTACGTCGATTTGCAGCTTTGGATCCTGCCTTAACTTTGCCAGTGACCGCTGTTTTTAGTTTTGAGCCAGGATTTTCTCTTCTATATCGGGCGACCCCAGCTTTTGTCATCCCTGCGCCAGACTTTGTAGGTCTGAAATATTTTTTAGTTTTAGGTGGTTGTCTATCTGCTTTTCTCATTTTCTTTTTGCAAATGTTTTTACCATTGTTGGTTTACCGCCAGGATTACCTGCAGCTCTTTTTCGTCTGACAGCACTCGCCTTTTGCGAGCTTGTCATCCGTGTGGCTTTTGCAAGTGGGACGCACTTTGGATATTTTCTTTTGCTCCCCTTCGATCTCCCGCACGGTTGATATTTTCCGTTCTTCTTTGGCGCTCCAATGTCTACCCATTTCTCCGATACCCATTTTCTTAATCCTCCCTGAGCCATTATGAATTCTTTCCGTAAGCTCTACCCATTCCTTTTGTACAAAGTCCACCTTTAGCTTTCTTTTGTCTTTTACCACCTGGTGTTACTTTACCAGAACAAACTGCAGATGCATACATATTAGCATAAGCAGATGGGTATACTTTAAACTTTCTTTTAGCAGCAGCTTTTCCTCTTGCACAGAGTTTAGCCATGTTACGCTCCTACAAATTTCTTTATTTTTTCTGAAGTCTTACCAGAAAGTTCTGGCATTTTTTTCTTAGGTTTTTCACCTTTTAATAAAGTTGAATATTTTTTACCTTTGTGAGTAAAAGTATCTTTACCCATTTTTCTAGCAAGTTTAAATGCTGCACCTTTTTCAGAAAGTTGTTTACTAGTATCTCCGACACGAGCTCTTTCTCTGTCAGACATTCTTTGTTTTTCTTTTTTAACTTCTGCTGCTGTCTTTGTTGAATACTCTAATTTACCTTTAGTCTTATCATCTCTAGTAGATGTAAAAGTTTTCTTACCTTCTTTTTTTGCTTTTGAAAATTGTTCACCAAAAGTTGGTGCAAGTTTTTTTCTAATCTTACCAATGAATGATCTTACAGTTCCACCTTCTTTGTATCCTTTAGGAGTAACTTGTTTATTGTATAATCTGTTTGCCATTATTTTACTTTGCCTCCTTTTTTCATAAAGCCCATTTTATTTCTAACTTGAGTTGGAAGTTTTGCAAGACCTGGGTTTTTATTTTTGTCCACAGGTTTTAAAGATCCACCCATAGCTTTTTTAACTCTCATACCTTTTGAACTACCTTTAAACATTTCTTTTTGTTTAAAAGCTTCAGTAGGTGATCTACCTTTAAGTCCTTTGTCACTTATTCTTCCAGAACCTTCTTTTGAATATCCACCTGGAACTTTTTCAATTCTTCCACCAGTGCTATAACCCTTAGGTGTGACTTGTTTATTGTATAATCTGTTTGCCATTTTATTTCCTTTTAATTAAGTCAGTTGCTTTAAGTCCGTACACGCTTGCAATGACACCTACAAAAATTGTTTGGTACCAAAATGGAAGTTGTGAAAAATATTCAAAGAACAATTT